AGAGCTACCATTAATTTGAAAAGTACCATTAGATAAAGTTAGCATTTGAGCAGGACTAGTCGTACCAATTCCAACATTGCCTGTGTCAGTAATTCTTACCTTTTCACTTCCTGACCAACCAAAACTTAAATCATTATCACTATGCACATGCTGAATATCCCAATAATGACCTGTACTTAAACTGCCTCTTAATCTTAAAGATGAATTATTAGAACCACTAGCAACTGATTCTATAATCGGTGAAGAACCTGAATTAATTTCTAATGCTCTAGCAGGACTACTCGTTCCAATTCCAACACCAGTAGAATCAATTATCATTCTCTCAGTTCCACCAGTATCAAATCTAATCTTATCTTCGTCTGAACTTTCTTCTACTTGAATCTGTGTATCACCATCAGCATCTTGAACAAGCAACGCAGAGTTGACTGCTGTGTTAGTCCATGTAATACATTCTACTTTAGTTCCAGTTGGAGGAGCTTCAGAAAATGTTAAAGTATTACTGGATACTGCATAAGTATCTTTATGTTGAACAACACCATCAATTGTTACGACTGTAGCATTTTCATTAGCTGGTGCAGAAGTAAGTGTAAGTGTTGTATCACTACCGTCACCTGTCATAGTATCTATAACAGGAGCAGTTCCACCACCACTACCTCCAGCAATAGCACCCCAAGCATCTGTATAGCCTTCAAAACCACCAGTAGTTGAGTTATATCTAAAGTAACCTGCTGCAGGACTTGCTGGTCTCTGTGCTGTTGTACCCACTGGAACATGTATTGAGTCTGTATTAGAACCTAAGTCTAATGAGACATCTGGAGAAGTTTGATTAATACCTACTCTATTTGTACTAACATCTGCAAACAATACACCACTGTCAACATTTAAGTCTCCAGAGAATGTAGCTGCTGCAAAAGTTGTTGGAGTAATATTAGCAGTACCATCAAAGCTTACACCACCTATAGTTCTTGCAGTTGCTAAAGCTGTTGCAGTTGCTGCTAAACCTGTAGTATCTTGATTTAATGTACCAACTGTAAAGTCTACTGTACCGTCTGCATCTTGATAAGCTACTGTAATACCTGATTCAGTATTACTTGTAAACATTGCACCAACTGTATCTTGTACAACTTCTGTTAAGTCTATGTTAGCTGTACCATCAAATGATACACCATGAATTGTTCTAGCTGTTGCTAATGCTGTAGCTGTAGCTGCTAAACCTGTAGTGTCTTGGTTTAGTGTGCCAATTACAAAGTCCAGAGTATTATCTGAATCATCATAACTGACTGTTATGTTTGTTTCTGTATTACTAGATACCATTGCACCAACAGTATCACTAATAGTTTCTGCTAATGTTATACCACCTATAGTAATTGCATCAGCTTCTAAAGTACCATCAATGTCAGCATCTCCTGATATGTCTAAGGTAGCTGCATCTAATTCACCACTAATGGTTATGTTTCTACCACCTGTAATGTCTTTGTTAGCATCTGTAATAATTGCTTTACTTGCTATAACAGTTCCGTTAGTTATACCATCTATAAGATTAATGTCTGCTGCACTAGCTGTAACACCGTCTAAGATGTTTAATTCTGCAGTTGTACTAGTTACTCCATCTAATAAATTTAATTCAGTAGCAGTGCTTGTAACTCCATCTAGGATGTTTAGTTCTGCTGCAGTTGATGTAACTCCATCAAGTATGTTTAATTCTGCTGCTGTACTTGTAACTGCTGTACTGTTTATAGATAGTGCATCTGTTTCTAATGTACCGTCTATATCTACATTTCCTGATATATCTAAACTTGCTGCTGTTATTTCACCACCAACTGTAAGAGTTGTAGCCATATCTACAGCACCATCTATGTCCACAACATCAAGGTTAGTAGTTCCGTCTACATCTAAATCACCATTAAAGTCTACATTACCTGCAACTGCAAGAGTTGTAGCCATATCAACAGCTCCATCAATATCTACTACATCTAAATTAGTAGTACCATCAACATCTAAATCACCGTTAAAGTCTACGTTACCTGCTACAGTAAGAGTAGTAGCCATATCAACTGCACCGTCTATATCAACAACATCTAAGTTAGTTGTTCCATCAACATCAATGTCTCCAGAGATATCTAAGCTTGTACCAGTTAATACGCCTGTAACACCTAGAGTTCCTGCGATTGTAGCATTTATATCTACGTCTAATGTATCTATATGTGCAGTACCGTCTATGTAAAGGTCTCTCCATTCTTGTGAAGAACTACCAAGGTCATAAGTGTTATCATCATCAGGTATAATGTTTGAGTCTACATCAGCACCAAAAACTACGTTATCAGTAGCTGCATCACCCATAGTAATTGTACCACCGTTAAAAGTTGTAGTACCTGTGACTGTTAGATTACCACCTACTGCAACATTACCAGTTGTAGTAATTGTATCTGTATATGTATCTTTAAATCTTAAACTTGTTGTACCTAAATCTATATCACTATCTGTTACTGGTATGATAGCTCCATCAGCTATATATAACTGTTGTACAGAACTACTTGATACTTGTACATAAAATTCTATAAAGTTATTAGTAGTATCTATTAAGACTTTGTTGTTTGGAGAAGTTTCACCAGCATCACCAATTAATCCTATAACTGGTCCACTTGCTGCTGTACCATCATGGCTGTGACCTGTAGAGTTATGAAATGCATTAACTAACTGATTGTATTCATTATTGAACAATGCAGAAGTAATTGTATCTCCGTCTGCAAAAGAACTTTGTCTTGTATATCCTGCCATTATTTATTCTCCGTTTTAATTATTAGGCTGCTTCGTTAGCTGCTTTTTTAGCATTTTTAACTGTAGTAGTCCAGACTGCACTGCAAATACCTTGGACTTCTGTAGACTCTTTAGATACATCTGTATCTGTATGAGTCCAATTTGTAGTATCACTATCATAAGATGATGATACACACTCAAGAGTTTTTCTATGAAAAGACCTTGAAATTTCTGTGTCATCTTCTTTAATAACAGTAGCTGTTCGCACCTGTATATTTTTATAGTCTCCTACAATTTCTATTTTGTCTTCGACTGTTTCTTTTGTTATTGCCATGTTATTTCTCCTATGGTCTGTACCTAGAATCCACTAGGTATATTAGTTATTAAACTTGATATGTTACTGTTCCTATTGCTGTTACTACATTATTATGTGATACCTCTAATTCACCCCAAAGTGTGTAACCAAAAGTTCCTGTATCAACATTAAGAAACCTAATAAATGATTCACCGCCTGTTACATAAGGTACTATTGTTCCTCCACCTCCAGTAGCTGATGATACATTAGAAGGACCAACATATAGTCCACCTACTCCACCAAAACCACTAGCTATAGTAAAAGGTAAATTACCTACTTGAACTTGTGAACCACCTGAAGGTAGTCCACCAGTACTTATCACACGAAAATGAACAGTAACTTGATTACCTATTTTTGTATAAGAACCTGTAGCAGTAGAATTAGAACTAGAAAATGTTGGCGTAAAACTACCTTCTTCATAATCGTCAAGTGCGTTAGCTGCTGCTGTGTCTCCATTAAAAGATATACCACCTGCTGCTTGTATACGAACTTTTTCAGACCAAGTAATAGCTGCACCTGCTGAACCTGAAGCTGCTGTTGAAAATCTATGGTCTCCATGAACTTGAGAATACATAGTTGCTTCATCAGTAACTTTATAAGTCCATTGACTAGCTCCTGAATTTAAATAACCATTATTAGTCATTGTAGCAACATTAGTACCACCACTATTTGAAAATAAAGACATGGCAGTTCCAATGTCTAATGCTTTATATCCTGTGTAATGAGCTACTGGTGTAATTCCAATCCCAACTTCACCTGTAGAAATAATACGCAAAGCTTCTGCATTATTTCCTGTTGAAAATATTAAGTTTCTATTTGCTGCTTGATATTGAATCCCACATTCAACATCATCATCTACATCACCAAAGAAAATAGCTGCTTCTTGGTCTGCATCAACTTTAAAAGATTGAAAAACTCTATCACCTTGTCTTTGAAGTCTAAGCATTGCATCATCATTAAAAGCATCTCCTGAGTCTGTTCCTATCAAAACTCGTTCACTACTATCAATAGTTATAGCTGTAGCATTACTATTATCTACAATACCCGTACTTAAAAGAGTTCTTGTTACTTTTGTTATTGCCATTTGTTTTTATCTCCTGCCTGAAGGTATAAAGTCTACATAAAAACCATTAATTGTATATGGTGCTTTTGTATCGTCACTTATAATTGTAAAATTGTTACTTGTCCCACTACCTTGTAACGGAACTCTTATTAAAGGATTATCTCCACCACCGAAGACGTTTGTATTGAACAAAGCATCTCCAAACTTTGAAGGTGGATTAATTACTCCTATATCAAATAAATCTGAAGGTTGTGGTATATCTGTATTACCATAATCAAATCTAACTTGTACATCAGGTTCAACAATACCTTCTGCACTTGCTGAAACTCTAACATAGTGTAAAGTTTTTAGAGTTCCTAAATCACCATAGTCATAGTTAGGTGTTTCATATCTTGCTAGTATGTTAGCACCATCAAAGTTATTGCCGGTATCGTGTTGATAAACATATCCGTTTGTATCACCATGATAATATTGTTCTACATTATTATTATCAAATCCTGAACCAATAGCAGTAACTTCTAAACTTCTTGTCTCTGACCACTGAAACCCATCAGGTCTTAGTGTTCCTATAATTCCTTTTTGTTGTGTTTGTTCTAAACTTGTATCTGTGTAGAATAATCTGTATTGTGATTTTTCTCTTAATACAACACTGTCTATTACAAATGTATTTATATTTTCTGCTAGTTCAGTTACTAAAGGTTGTATAGCTTTACTAACTGTACCTAACTCAACGTCACCAATTCTCGCTGTACCAGCAACTGTTCTTAATCCATCTGGTGCTAAAAATATTAAGTCACCACCAATCTCTTGAATACTATAGCCACTTAAACAACCTACGTTCTTTGTTACAGGTACAATAGCTATATTACTTGAATCATTTATATTTATTAATTTAAATATACTGTTAGTACAAAATATAAATAACTCATTACGGAATCCTCTGATTCCTTCTATCTGGTCTTCTAAGACTATTGAGCCTGAACCAGTACCACTAAAACTTGTAGGGTCTAATGTAGAACTATAAAATACTGTACTTAAATTATCTTCAACTCCACCAGCTATTAAATGCTTATCATGGGTTGTAATATATTTAACACTTTTAGTTCCTGTTACAGTTATTTCTTCTGTAAAAAATGTTCTAGATGTTAATCCTCCTGTACCTTCCATTCTAAAGATGTAAGGCTTATTAGCTCCATCAGATATAATAACTTGACCATAGTCATAAGTAGGACCATCAAATAATGTAAATTGACACTGCCCTTGTCCAGTTCTAGTAAGAGTACTTCTTCCTGTAAAGGCTGTGTAATTATCTCCACTACTAGCTACAGAACTTCTACCTATGTTTATCCAAGTAGCTCCATCGTTACTAAAATATATTGCAGTTCCAGCAGTTACTATAACACCATCTGCATATGGAAACGTACCTAATATATTTGTTACACCACCTGTAGGCTGTGTAGCATTTGTAGTACCAAACTTTTGATACCCATTAATTCTTCTATAGCCACCTTCTGTAGAAACTTCAAAGTTTCTTAAATCTTTTGCAACTCCGGGAGTCTTAAGTAAATCTATTACGTTAGATGAACTTACTAAACCTCCGTTGACTGCGACTGTATAAGGTTGACTAGTTGCCATTAGAAGTAAGTTCTATCGTCTGTCATATATTTTGGAGCTGGATTCATAAGATTAGATTTCATAGTTCTCATTGCTTTTTTATAATCATCCAATGCAAAAGCTGCTTGTTGTGGGCTTTCTTTAAACTGCCAAATATAATATCTTGTTCTTGCTGTTATGACATTACTATATTGTTCTGGTAAAACTATTGTATCTCCATGTGCTGATAAAGCTGTTGGCTTTACAAAAGCATAGAAGTGTACGTTATAAACTTTGTCAGGAAGAGGACTTAATCCAAACTTCCTATTGTCTGGTGATTTAATTACGAATCTAGGCTCACCATAAGCCTGTGTATCTGCATCATCTGCATTTTCACTATCTCTATAATATCTTTTCCAATCTGCTAAAGTAAGAAACTTTAAACCTTTGGAAACAAATGGAGTTGTTTCTCCACTTACATTTATAGTAGTAATGTAAAAATCATCCCAATCTATTGATGCATAGTCTGTAGTTATACTAGAACTATCAGACTTTAATGTATACCATCTTTGTCCAGCAACTGAAGGAACTGTTACGTTTCCATAGAAAGGGTCAGTCTCTCCACTTAATCCTGCACTAAAGAATGGTAGTTGTGGTTCTTCGTTTGCCACATCAAATATAGATTTATTAATTGCATCCTTTACAAACTTTTGAAAACCTATAGCAGTTGCAAAGTTTGCAGAAGTTAAAGGTATTTCGTTTAGTTCTCTAAGAACTTCGTTTGTTAAATCTAAATATGTTGTAGCCATTATTTTTTATGAACCTTTTGAATTGGAAAGTTTGCTTCTAAACTTGCACCTTTATGTTTTACAAACTTACCTGTGTGTTTCATTAATTTAAAAGTACCATTTTTTTGTTTCATCCAATGGTGTCCTTTTGGTGCTTTAACTTTCATAATTAGTTAGCTTTAGCTTTTGGTGTTCCGTTATATACAGGCTGACATCCATCCATCTTAACATCTCCACCATATTTGTAAGCCATACGTCCTTTCATCATAGGTTTTCTTTCTACTTTATTACCCATCATGTAGCTTTCTCTTTTCATTTTATTTTTCATTTTATATCCTAAAAAGTGGAGGAGACCTAAGCCTCCCCCGAGTGACAATTAGTCAATTACATAAAATGCACTTACTAAAGCATCATCTCTAAGTACTTTCGCACCATAGACATGTAAGCCTCTTACTATATCACCAAATGAT